GGCGAGCGTCACGGATCCGTCGTGCGTCACCTTGCCCTCGACGATCATCGAGCGGACGAGCGAGGTGTACTTGACGAGCTCCGCGTAGCCGACGATCTGCGTCCGTTTTCCGTATGCGGTCGGCAGGTGGATCTCCAGCGACGGAGTGACTGCGAGCTTCAGAGTCGGATCCTCCATCGCTCGGGCCACCTCGGCCCAGAGCGCAGTCTCGGAGTCGACAACGAACGCGAGCTCGACGCGCACGTTCGGCCCGTCGGCGACCGCTCGGATCCCGACGTAACGCGAGTCGTCGAGGGACGAGTCGACAGCGAGGATCCCGCCTGCCGGGATCGGGTCGGAGGTGCGGCACTGCTCCCAGATCCCGGACGGTAGCCACGACTGGTTCGCGGCGATGAACAGGTTCAGGTGAGCGCGGAGGAACGCGTTCCGATCGGGCGAGTCGTGCGCCGCCTCCAGCGCGGACATGGTGATCGTTTCGCCGAGCGCGGGGTTCGCCCATGCCCACCACTGGCGGTCCTCCAGGTTCACTCCAGGCGGCGGACTCCAGGACGCGTAGTACAGACGCGAGTCGCGCTTCATGTCGATCGCCGCGGTCGCCTGCGAGATCAGGCGAAGCATCGCGACGCTCGATTCGTCGCCGGCGGTCGACCACATCGACAGGAGCGGATTCTTCCGGGCGATCTGGGAGGGACGGTACGCGTCGAACAGGACGGACGGCGACACGGCCCACAGCTCGTCGACGACGATCAGATCGTTCGACGATCCGTGAGCGTTCGACTCGGTGGCGGCGGCGACACTCCAGCACGATCCGTCTGGGAGGTCGGCGCGCATCCGCCCGTACGCCCAAGTGATCCTCGCGCCGAACTGGGCCTCCAGGATCGGGGCCACCTCGCGGAACAGAGCGGTCGCTCGATCGAGCTTGTGCGCAGTGGACAGCACCTGCTGCGGCCGGCCTCGAAGCGCCGCGAACTCGGTCACCCACCAGCCGAGCAAAGCCTGACATCCGACCGTTTTCCCGTTCTGTCGACCACAGGTGACCAGGCTCTCGCGGAACTCCAGATCGCCCGTCCCGTCGTGGGAGAGCTGACCGTCGAGCGCGATCTTCTGCCAGTCGAACAGCTCGCGCCCCAGATGCCGCTCCGCCCAGGCGGCGACAGCAGGGCCGAAGCTGTGCTCCCCCCGACGAGGCGTTTCGATCCTCGGCTGAACATGACGCAGATCCCCAGCCGATCCGTCTCGATGCGAATCGGTTCCGCTCGGTTCAGTCCCGAATCCGTCGTGGATAGACGCGAGATGGGGGCTCGGGGTGGTTTGTCGGTCAAAAGAAAAAGTTTCGGAGGATTTCGCGCGGTTTTGTATGCGTAGCGCGGTTTTTTTGTTGACGTATCGAGCGCCTCTGGAGGCGTTGCAGGTGGCGCAGCTTCCGACGATGTTTGTGATGTCGTAGGGGTCGTCACAGCGGTCGACCTCGATCAGGTGGTCGGCCTGCGTCGAGGGTCGGATGCCGCACCAGTGGCAGATGGGTTCGGCTTCGATGACCTGCTTCCGTATGGCTTTCCAGCGAGGGGTGCTGTAGATCGGGTTCCCTGCCATTAGCCGATCCCGTCGCCATTGCAGGTGGGGCAGGTGACGATCGAGTCGTCCTGGATCGTCTTGCCGTTGCCGTGGCATTGTCCACACAGGTGTCGCCGCACTGTCTTACTAGATGCCAGTTTTCTCATAGTCTTTACTGGTTCAGTCTTTACTATTACAGAGCCATTTTCCCCACGGGGATTATCCCTCTGAGGTGGTGGACAACTGTCCACAGATTCCACAGGCTTTCCCACAGGCTGGCGGGTGTCGAACACTTCAGTGTCGTACTGCCAGCGACCGCGATCGTCCTGGTAACGGCGGGTCCTGACATAGCCTGCAAGGCGGAGCTCGGCGAGCGCGGTGCGGATCGCATCGAGGCCCTCCCGCTTGACCGTCGCCAGGTGCGCGGTCGAGGTGTGCCAGTGGTCAGGCTTTGACAGGATGTAGATCAGAACGCCCGTCGCCTTGAACGACAGCTCGGGGTCGGCGATCACCTCATTTCGGATCATCGTCCAGTTCGTCGAGGGGCGCGGGGCGCGGCGGATCATGTGTTGCTCCTTGATAGTCGGTTGATGATTTCAGGTAGATCGGATGGGAACCAGACGTACGCCTCGGCTCCGGTCGCGATCAGTGTTCGAGTCCAGGCGACTTGTCCGGCGGACAGTCTCCCGTTCTCTTTCTTCAGCTCGGCGAAGATCAGATCGCCGAGAATGGGGCGGGCGAGGACGAGATCGGGGAATCCTGCGTCGCCCTCGATCGGCGTGATCCACTTCCCAGGGCGGATCTGTGCGGGCCGAAAGTGTGTCACTTTCCAGCCTCGGTAGCGGGCGATCTCGATGACCTGACGCTGAAACTCAGCCTCGTTCACGAGCGTGCTCCATGATGAGTCGTCCGACGATCTCGGCGACCTGTGGCACTACGGCGTTTCCGAGGCCTCTAAGTCTGTCCACCCGAGAGGGAACCCCATCAGCCACTCGACCCACCTCGGGTTCAGTTTGCCACCATTGCCCGCCCGCATAGCCCGACGTTCCTCGGCGGTAATTGTCCCCTCCGAATACAGCGCCTCGATCTGATTCATGCCGCCCGTCCCCCCGGCAAGTTTCCCGTACGTCGGAGTAGGCCAGAACTGGACTGCTCGACCCAGCGTGTCCGTCTGTACTTTCCCGTCGCGAATGCGAGGCTTCGTTCCGTCCTTGTGATCGCGACTCGTCGGGGTGGGCCACCATCCCGAACCTTTCGTTAGTAGATCGGGCGACATCTGATTGATTTTTGCTGTTGGGGAATGCAACAACGATAAGCCGGTCGCGTCGATGATTGGCTCCCACCGAGGCTGCTGAAATAATGCGCCATTCTGCGTCATACCCGATGGCGGCAAGGTCGGCAATGACGGAGAGTCCCCCCATAGAGAGATGACCGCGGACGTTTTCCAGGAGTGCGTAGCGGGGTCGTAAGACGCTAATGGCATCTCGGAAGTAGGGCCACAAGTGTCGAGGGTCGTTTTCTCCTCGTCGTTTTCCTGCGGTGCTGAATGGCTGACAGGGGTATCCCCCAGCGATGACATCGACATAAGGTATGTCCTCCCATTTCACGTTCGTGATGTTTCCGATGTTCGGGACATCGGGCCAGTGTTTAGCAAGTACTCGACAAGCGAACGAGTCGATTTCGCTATGCCATTTGACGGTCATTCCTGCTCGTTCTAATCCGAGGTCAATCCCGCCGATCCCAGAGAACAGTGATCCGACTGTGAGCGTCATCGGTTATCGGTGACGCGGGACCGCCACACTGCGACGGGCCGAGCATGACATTCAGGGCGCTCAGACTGTCGCACTCGGTCGGTCTTGTCGATCAGTCCGTCGCGAGAGGCGTTTCGCATCATGGCTCCGAGGGCGCGAGGTTCGCGAGGTGTTTCCAGTGCGAGAACGTGGAGGAGTTCCCATACGTCGTCCGTCGTGAACTCGTAGCGCTCGGTCGCCAAGTGGCGGATCGCGATCGAGGCCGCTTTCTTCCATGACGGGTCCGCGTTGCTTTCCACTTGTGCGATCGCTTCCTCGCGGGCCTCGACAGCGGCGAGAGAGTCAAAGAGTGTCGGGATGTCATTCATCAGAACGGATGCTCCTCTGTCTGGGCTTGCTTCAGACGGTCAATCTCGGCGGACGCTTCACGCTTTGACAGGGCCCGCGGGTCGCCCTGATACTTCAACGCTCGGAGGAGCTTCAGCTGTGCGTCAGACGGCCCGTCGCCTGACGGGGCGGGTGTGCCGCCCATGCGAACCACTTTCTGCATCTCCTCGCGAGACGGACGCTTCCCCGCCTGGTAGATCCAGGCACTCAAACATCGCCCGATCGAGCTCGTCTCACAATTCTCAACGTGGGAGGTCGCGTTCACGCCGCGCTCGGTTTTCTCCTCGTATGCGAACCCTGTCGCGGTTGGGAGCGGGTCGTCGCGGTGGCGGTACACCTCGGCGCGGAACAGCACAGAGTCGCCCTCCAGACGGACCAGCTCAGTCCAGATTCGGCCTTCTGGATGGGCGGCCCAGAACAGGGCGAGACGCTCCTCGACGGTCGCGTACTGAGACAGATCAAAGCTCACGACTGCTCCTCCTGCTGCTGGAGGCGGACGAGGTTCTGGAAGTGCTCGGCCTTGTAGCACTTGAAGCACCAGACGGACCATGATCCAGGCGACCAATGGAAGATGTCGTCTCCTACGAGGCCGCGTCCACAGCGACAGCAGGCTCCGGCGGTCGGCTTTTCGAGGCGCGGTCGGTCAATCATTGAAGCCGCCGAGGTTCAGCTGAACGATCGTGTCAGCGGTCGTTTTCGTCATGGCGGACGGGGCTACGTCCAGACTGTTGAGACAGTAGGCGCATTCGTACAGGGCTCGGCGAAGCTGGTCGCGCTCTTGGCGGAGACGCTCGATCGCGTTCGCCTGAGCGGTGATGTAGGCGGCGGCTTTGTCCATCACTTCGCCCGCTTCTCTTGCTGCTTTCTCGATGTCGTCGGTCATCGGATAATCCTCTCTAATCGGTTTTCCGGACACGGTAGCGGATGGGTGTCTCGGAGTGGTGCATCCGCGATCGTTCGCGTTCGGTCGTGCCGCCCCAAATGCCGGGGAGGCTTCGATCGGGGAAGCTCATCGCGTATGCGAGACAGGCTTCGCGGACAGGGCAGGAGCGGCAGACCTTGATCGCCTGCTTTGCGTTCGCTGCGCCTTGTCGCCCTGGCTGCGGGAAGAACAGGTCGGTCGGGAGATCCTGACAGTCTGCGTCGACCATCCAGTCGGGCGCGTCGACGTTCAGCATGAGCGGGACCACGGTTCCCAGCCGCATCCGCGGTGGTAGTCATGCCAGCGCCAGATCTCCAGTCCCATCGCGAGATTCAGGCGCGGGTCGAGCACCTGTTCCCACGGACCGAAGTATCGCTCGAACTCGTCTCGCCACACTGCGTTCAGCTGGAGAAGCCCATGATCGGGCGAGCTCTGATTGATGATCCCAGCCTGACAGCGGGACTCCGACCAGATTTCCTCCAGGAGGTTCTGGAGCTCCTCTGGAGGCCAGCCGACCTCCAGCGCGAGGGTCGCCCATTCCTGGCACGGGACCGACGGGTCGAGCGCCAGCTGATCGAGGTCGGCCTGCATCGCGTCGTGCGCGGAGGTGGTGCTGGTCGTCGACGCGGCGATCGTGGTCGTCGGTGTCGAGGGGACTGGGGTGATGACGACGGTCCGCGGGACGGGTTCGGTGATGACTGCGGGCGAGGTCTGCGGCGGCGGATCGGTGATCCGTCCGAAGATCTCGGTTCCGGCGATCAGAGTCATCAGGGCCATCGCCGCCATAACGGCGAAGCTGGTGAGTCGGTGGTTCATGGTTCCTCCAGAGGTCGGCTGACAGGTCGCCGACGGTCTACCGGATTCGAGCGGGGAACGGGTGGATTACCCGAACAGGGCGCTCCAGGTGACCGGGCCGACGATCCCGTCGGGCTTGAGATGGTTCCGCTCTTGAAACAGGCGGATCCGCTGTTCTGTTTTCGGTCCGAACTTACCGTCGACGGTCATCTCCAGGTGCTCCTGGATCAGCTTGACCGCCTGACCGCTCGATCCTCGTTTCAGAGGCCGCCCCGGATACTTCGGCGGTGTTGGGGCGCTCGATGCGCCAGAGGCGCTCTGAGAGCCTCCTGAGAGCCTCTGCGCGATCGGTGTGATGTCCGCCCAGCGTTCAGGATGGACCTCGACATGGATCCAGTCGATGCCTGCTCCGGGGCTTCGGTCGACCCAGCCTCGACCTGCTTCCCAGTAGCGGGTCCGCTGGTACTGGTGGATTCGCTGGATCCCGAGCTCCTCCGAGTGCTCGATCAGCCAGGGCAGGATCTCCGCTTCGAGCACCTCGATGCCGGGGCCGCCGTGGCGGGCCCCGTAGCCCGCGTCGAGAGCTGCGCCGAACGCGTGAGAGCTCCACGCTGTCCCGCCTCTGATCGGGCGGACCGTGTAGATCCCGAGATTCTTCAGGCCCCAGCGGGCGCGGAGTTCGGCGGCGATCAGGAGCAGGTTCGGCGACGCGGCGGTGAATGGTGCTCCAGGTGTGCGGCCTCGGTTCCAGGAGACGAACGAGGACGCGACGGTCATACGGTCTCCGCGAACGAGGTCAGGATCGTGACGTTATGAGTCCCGGATCCGACGACGCACCACAGCTCCTCGTTCGGCGGGATCTCGATCGTGAAGTTCGTGTTATTCGAGATGACGAGCCCGTTCGCGGTGGTGACGTCTGCGCCGCCGATGTACATGTCGTTTCCGCCTGGGCGGATCACGACAGTCCGAGTCTCGTTCACTGCTTTTGAGACGATCTTGACTGCGGTCGTCGAGATGCTGGTCGTGGTGGAGATCACTTCGGTTCCTTTTTCTTGATGATCGGATCGACTGGTTTTCCGGTGATAGCCGCCATGCCGTTCCCGACCGAGTAGCCGACGATCATCGTGATGATCGGGAGCCCTTGATCGGTTTCGATCGCGTCGACGGCGAGGAGGACGGTCATGCAGATCAGAGCGACGAGCGCGATGAGGGCTTTGGAGGGGTTGACGCTCATGCGAAGATCCACCAGATGAGGGCGGCGGTCGCCGAGACGATGATGATGGGCAGTTTCATGGTTCGGTCGGTTCGTCGACGGGTTCGGCTGTCCTGCCAGTGGCGAGCAGTTCGGCGTATTCGTCGTCGGTCATTTCGCGAACGACGGTTTCGCCAGTGAGTGCGTCATGGATTTCGACGTTTGGTT